CTTGTGAATGGCGATGATATGCTATTCAAATGCGACAAATCCTTCTATCCAATATTCCTCCAGACCGCTTTGGAAGCGGGTTTCAAAATATCTGCAGGAAAGAATTACTTAAGTCCTGATTGTTGCCTGATTAATTCCCAGGCCTACCGACGGGTGGGCGGTCGCATGACTCGTTTCGGTTATCTTAACCAATCCCTGATAACAGGGGTAGATGTTAAGTCCGGAGAGAGTTCGGCCACGCCTGATATGATAGGTCGTGAGATTTCTGAGATGGTGCGCCTATGCCCCTGGGCCGCTTGCAGTATTCCTGCAACTATGGCTCGTTGGAACAAGGATAGCCACGGACGGTTTTTCCGTCCCAATTGGTATCTTCCTGTTCATCTGGGGGGTTATGGTGTCGATATAAAATATTCTCCATCAGCCTGGTCTGTGACAAAGACTCAAGGGAGGTCGCGGCGAGATTCGTCGCTGACCCCAGTCTGAGCCTCTATCGCACAATTGGGCGGAGGGATAATCCGTTTCGGAAATTCTTGGCAGCAACTCTTAAGTTTCGGTTGGACAATAATCCGCGACCCCTACGTGATTATGAAACAGAATCTGGTTCTGACCCCTGGTTGGAACGGTTGGCTTATGCTAATCGTGCCACCGGGCGTCAGGATCATGATATTTCTGTTCTCGCTCGTAGATTGGGTCGTCAATTCAGGCTCAAGCCCATGTCTTTTGAGGGTTTGGCCCGTTACTGGTCGGCGCGGCTTGTCGCCGTACCGGGACCGGTTTGTCCTCCGATGGGGAGAATCCGTTTGGAATAGATCCATTTAACGGGGTTCCATAAGGTAATAGCCCAAAACGGTGGCGAGCCCTTCGGTTCGCCTCAATAGTTCCGTGCTAACCAAAATGCCGAGAGACTACACGGCGCTCCTGCGACCTTTAAGCCCTGTGTGGGCGACGGGATTTCGCAGTTCTTATGGGATGTATAGTCCCTGGCTTTCTCACCAGGGATCCCGTGTTTTGAGAATTCCAAAATTTGCCAATTCCTAATGGCAAGCTCGCGTCAAAAGAAGGGTTCGAACAAGCGTTCGGGCCCCGTCGTCATCGCCCCGGTCGCTTCTGCCTCAAGGCAGGAGTTTCCTTTGGGCTCCTCTCTCCGCCGTCGACGAATAGTCAACTCGGAGCTGGTGGCCAGCATCGCAGGTTCTATCGCGTTTACTGCTAAGCAGTACGATATTAATCCTGGTCTACCCGCCAGCTTCCCTTGGTTGAGCACTATCGCGGCGAATTGGCAGCAATATCGGTTTCACAAACTGAACTATCGTTTTGTGACCCGAACTAGTACCGCCACTGTTGGGGGAATCATTTTGTCCCCTGACTATAATCCAAACGAACCTGCGCCAACTACTGAGGCGCAGGCTAGCAATACACAGGATGCCGTGGAGGATGCAACCTGGAAGGATCTCACCTGTAAGATGGATCCGTCCTCGATGTTCCCCTTCGGTCCTCGAAAGCAGGTTCGGCGTACGGCACTCAATGCGGACTTGTCCGTATATGATGCCGGGACCATGTTTGTCTGCACTCTGGAGGAAGTAGGCACAGATGCGATCGGAAAGCTCTGGGTGGACTATGACGTGGAACTATTCGTTCCTCAAAACAGTCCCCTGGGCTATACGATGCCCGTTGGCCTGTCCATGTTCAGCAATTCTGCTGATCAGGCTATCACTTCCGGAGTGCCGGCTGATGTTACATTTGGATCCATCATTTATGATCCGTTGGGAATTGGCGTTGACACCGCTGGTGTCTTCACGC